ATTGTTCCTATGGCAATACTAGTAAATACTAGTCCACCATCTTTCGATACTGGTACTGTTGCATTTGTCCAAGAAGTTTCAGCAGCTGTTTTTAGTGCTGCGTTTACATTCTCACCAAATCCTGAAGTCAGTCCAGTTCCAGTAACCGTTAATTTATGTGTACCATTAGCTAGAAAAATATCTCCCGCAGTAGAACTTGCAGTCTCTGCGTAAAGAATTTGGTCTGTGTTAATGTGTACATTACCGTCACTTGCTGTATCTAATGTTATATATTTTGGCATCGTTAAAAAATTTATGCGTTAAACAAAGTACAAAGTTAAGCATTTTTTAATAAGCCATTTAGATGCTTGTATGACTCTATTCCATCATCTGATTCAAAGAAAGAAGCCACCATGTAAACATGATCTTCCCCATAGGGAACATTAAGCATTTTTTTCTTATTTGATGGTGTATTAAACCATACTTCTTTTTTATTGTTTCTTAATTGTAATAAATTTTTATCAAATAAGTTTTGAATCATAGCATTCATTTTTAGAGCAGGATCTTTTAAAAGCCTCATAAAACCCTCTGGCTCTTGTTTTGCAAAAATTAACAAATCTCTTCGCAACTCCGATGTAGATACTTTAGTTACATCTTTTTGAAACAATACTCTTGAAACGTTTTCTACTTGATCCACTGATAGTTGCCTTGCTTCTATTAAAGCATCAACCTCTAAATTTAAATCACTTACTAACTCTGCTGCTTCTTTTGCCTTATTTATTTCCTCAAATATTCTTCCATTACCAGGGTGGTAAAATAAAAATTGTTGAAGGACTTGATTCTCTTTAGGAACGCTTAAAAACCCATCTTCAAATACAATAGGCTCTAAAATTGCGTTATCATCTTGTTCGTCTAAAAAAGGAGACTTTTGATTTCTAGCATATCTAAGAGGTCTGTTTTGTCCTGTTTCTTCATCAAAATGCATCAAAGGAAACCTTTGAGTATGTCTTGAAGCTAGTATTAAAGATAAAGGGGGTGTCTCTTTTTTGAGTCTGTATGTTTTGTTAACAAACTTAACAGTATTTTTTTTTGGAGTTTTTACTGCAACTGTCTCCGTAGTTTTTGTTTTACTTTTTTTCATTTTATTAAATTTAAATTATATTAAAAAAGGGGCACATTTCTGTACCCCTTGTGATTAAGTATTAGTCTTGAAATAAGAAGAAGTTGTTTGCACCTAAAACACAAACCGCTCTCTCAGACAAGAAGTTTACTTGCATGTTATCAATGTCACTTGTTCTTGCACCACCAGCTGAACCAGTTATCCAAGTTTTGTAACGTCTGTCTTCAGTTTCTGAAGCTCTATATCTAACATGTAGGAAAGGTCTTTTTGCGTTCTTACCAAGAATTTGGTCGTATACGCTAGTTGAACCAGCTGGTACTAATAGTCCGTTTATTTTACCCGAACTTGCACCACTTGGTAAACCACCTCTCATTGTTGGATCATTTAAGTATTTCCAGTCTGTTTTATAGAAGTCATAACCTCTTCTAAAACCTGAAAAACCTAAGTTTAATGCCATTTCTTCATCATTGTCAAATAGACCGTAAGATGTACCTCCCGCGCCATAAGCGTTTTGTGTAGCTAGCATATCGTCAATATCAAATGCAAACTGTCTGTCTACAAATAATACGTTTTCCTCGATTGCTCCTTGCTTGTCTAATCTGCTAATGATTGAATCAAAATCTGCAAGGGTAGTTGGGTTACCACCATCCCAGATGTTTCCTCTTTGAGATACAGAGTAAAATACTCCGTCAGAACCAGCACCTGGGTTTGCAGCACCACCAGAGCTACCAAGAATGGCAGCAGCACCTGAGTTTTGCTCAGCTGGTACAGCTTCAATCATTGCTGTTTCTAAATAATCATCAAATCTTAATCTTGTTTCATGTTCTGATTTTAAATACCAAAGGTAGCCTGTCGCTCCGTCTTCAGTAGTTACTTCTACCCAACCAATTTGAGCCATATCAGAACCAGATACTGTGTAAGTATCTTTGATGATAATAGGCTTATTGTCAAAAATGAAGTCATTAGCTTCTAACGAACCAACCATTCCAGCTGTTCCTTTTTTAAATTCAGATCCGTAAATGAATACTGTAACATCTGCGTTACCTGCTCCAGTTCCTGCAGTTACTAAACCACCTGCTTCGTAAAAGTCAGCTGTAAACTGGCCTCTACCACCACCGGCGTTGTTAACCGCACTTACTACCGCTTTGTTAATACCTGAGCCATCATTTTGAACAACTGCAATTGTTTGCCCTATTCTAATAACTTGCTCCGCGTTAGTTGGATCTAGTGTGTCATTTACTTGAAATACTGCTTGGTCAGCAGCTTGTGCTGCCGCAGTTCCCACGTTTGTATATTTCGTGTGTAATCTACCTTGTTCTGCCCATTTAATTAAGTCAGAATTTGTCGGCATTTCTGCCCCTACCATTCTTAAGAATGAAGAGATAGTTCTATTACCGTATCTTTCAAACTCTTTTTCATAAGTATCAGGTAGATACTGATTCAAAAAGTTGAAATCTACAATGTAATTTTCGGATGTTGGAGTTCGTTCTGAACTCGGTGTCAACGCAAAACCTGGCGTTGTCAATACACTTCCTGGCATAATTTTACTTTTTTATTAATTAAACTTTTTTTATACTTCTAATTTTCAGTCCCTTGCTTGAAGGCTGCGAAACTGACTTGACTCTTAGCCCAGATTGTGACACTGTTTTTGCTTCAGAAGAGTTACGAGTATTCATATCTATATTTTTAGTTTTTTTCATAACGTCTTCTGTAGCTTGTGCTTTCCCTTGCTCATAAAAAAATCGAGCAAATTGATCTGGATTCATAGCCATAGATAAACCTTTGTGATAATTTTCTGCATCTCTTAAAAAACCTTTCTCGTCAATAAATTTATTTACAAAATTCAATGGAGTTGATTGATTCTTTTTTAGATCAGAAAAATTATTTGGTGCATAAACTAATTCTTGATCACCCACGTCAAACTTAAAACCTTTAAATTTATCGTTTAAAACCTCTTCGGTTTTTTGAGTAAACCATTTTTGTTTTTGCAAGTTTAATTGCTCTACACTTTTCGCTTTATCTAAATATTGCCTATACTCTTGGAGTTCTTGTGTAACTTCGGCAGAACTTTCTCTTGACTCAAGAGGCTGTTTGTATAATTGCTGTTGTTCTTTGAAAAACTTTTTAGCTTTAGCAATAGCTTTTTTCTTTGCTATCTTGAGTTTTTTTATTTGATTAGCGTCATCAACTTCGGTGTCGTAATCAAAATCCTCCATCATAGAATCAATATCTTCTGCGTCAAGACCTTCTTCTGTAATGGTGTAGTACTCACGTAACAAAGAGTCTGGAGAATAATCGGAATAATCAGTTTGCAATTTTGCATAATCACCTATTCCTCTTCCAGTTTCTTGTTTATATTTAAGATATGACTGTACATCCTCTGGTAGATTGGGCTCTTTTTCTTTTATTTCTAAAAGCTCATCTATCGTTGATATTTGCTTACCATATCTTTCTTCAATATATGAAAGAACGGATTGATCATCAATTGGTGTGGCGGATGGTATTTCCTCCTCAACTGGCTGATCAACTATTTCTTCTTTTTTTTCTTCTTGTACATCTTGTACATCTTCTGTTTTAACTTCCTCTGTTTCTACAGTCTCCGCTGTATCTTGAACTTCTTCAATTGTTTCAGCGGGTTTTTGTTGCTCTTCATGTTTGTTAAGCAACTCTTGCTCAATTTCTTGTTTTGACTTAGCTTCCACTTCAGTCATGTCTCTTACTTTGATTTCCATTGTATTAAATTTTATACAAATTTACAGAAAATTTAAACACGAATTATCTAGGTGAAAACTCAGCTAAATCAAATCCATCTAATGTGTCTTCATTAGACTCAAAGTTTTTAGGAGGTAAGTTGTTTTTTCTTTGATTTATTAACTCTGACTGTTGAGTGTTTTGCTGGCTTATTCTTTTGCTTTTAGCATCTTCTTTATTATTTTCTCTTTTTGTAAGTTGTGCTTGAGTCATACCTTGAAGCTGTAAGTTGTACTGAAATTCTTGCTCCATTAATTGTGATTTGAGTTGAGCTTCAGCTTTTTGACGTTCTATTTCAAAAGCAATATCAGCTTGCCTGTATTTCATTTTAGCTTCTGATTCAGCATTTATTTTAGAGATAGCCAGCTGCGCAGCTATTTGTTGTGAGTTAAGTTGTTGCTTTGCAACCATTGCTTGCTTTGTTAATTCTTTCTGTTTATCTTTTTCTTCCTTGGCTTTTCTTTTAACTTTAAGTAATTGATTTGCTAGCTTTATGTTTTTTATCTCCCTAATGTCAATTGCATCTTCTAAACTAATATCTTGTTTAGATAAAGCCATTTGTATATTTTGCTCCAGCATAGCCTTTTGCTCTTCATCTGGGCTAATTTCAATAAACACCCCAAAGTCATATATGTAAAGCTCATTAATCTCTTTTAATATAGATGTATTATATTTTCCAATTTGATTTACAAACTCTTCTTTGAAGTCCGCATACTCTAACACATCAGCGACTCTATAAGTAAGCGCTTCTGCTAAAGATCTATATATATAAAGACTTCCATCTAATATATGTCTAGTAGCCGTGTTAGAATTTAATGCGGCTAATTTTTGAACTCCTACTAATGCGTCCGGATTAGGTGTAGATGCATCTCTCGCTTCATTTAAGCCTGTTACAGCTCGAATCATGTCTAAGTAATGGTTGAGGTTACCTATAAGCATTTGTGTCTTAGAAGCTCCTGAATTGCTTGTGAGCTGTTGTATAGGTACTTTAGCTTGATTAAAATCTCCTTCTTGAGTATAACTCCTACCAATTACAGAACCTGTTTGAAAATATAATCTTAATGCATCTTCAGGATTATAAGCTGCTCCAGTTCCTAAATCTACTTCGTTTAATCCATCGGCATCAATATATACACCATCCGGAACTGTTCTTGCAATAACTTGTTGAAGTTTTAAATGTGTTATTTGTATTAAATCAGCATAAGGAATCATTCTTCTAACTAAAGACTCGATTACACCTTTGTACATTCTAGGCGCAACAGCTACATAATTTGGTAAAGCATGTTGAGATGCTGACTTTGGTCTTACCATATTCTTAGCCATTTCCCATTTTAATATTATGTTTGTTCCCATAACCATAATTCCCTCATACCAAACGTCAATCTTTTTTTCTATTTTCTCAAAGTTACCCTCCTCCATCATTTCTTCAGGTGGATTAAAAGTGTCGTCTTTTTCTATAACCCGAGAGTTTCCGTTTTCTAAGTTTTTCTTTTTATAAACTACAGTTTGGGTGGTTTTATAATTAAAATACATTAAAGTACAAGAGTCTCTATAGAATATATCATTTTCATAAAACTGTGCTGTATTATAATAATCATACCAGCTTTGACTGTACTGTGATATTTTTTCTAAATCATCATTAGTAAGAGTTGGATCTATTTTAACTAATTCAGCTATAGGAACAGTTTTAATTTCTCCCCAATAAAAACAATCTTTAAAATATGGATCTTCTGTATAACTATAAACTACATTAGCAGGGTCTACATAAGATATTTCTACTCCTGCGCCAGGTAAAAACTGGTGTTTAGCTATTCCTATTCCAATTGTCATTATATCATAATCTACTCTTTTTCTTATATCATCATAATGGTTTTCATCAAATATAGTATTGATGGCAGTTTCTTCTGCAATCTCTATTGCAGGTTTGTAATTTAAATTCATATATAAAGAAAGCTCTTCATCATTTTCAGGTAAATCATCAGGGTTCATAGTAAAAGGATTAAAGCCTGTGCCTTCTTGTATTTTCATTAAAGGCTCTTTTACTTCCATTTGACCTTGTATATCTTCTTGAAACTTACTTCTTTTTTGTTGTGATAAAGCATCTTGAGCATAAGCTTCTACTTTAAACAATCTATCAGCCATACCGTTTACTACGATATCTACAAACTTGGGAATTATTGGAACGGGCGTCCAATCTAAATTTAAATAAGATAAGTCTCCGTCAACAGCAATTTCATTTTTATATTTTGCTACAGACTGCTCTCCTCTTGCGTATAACCTTAATCTATTAAAATCTCTAAACTGACTATAGTAACGCACTCCGTTAGAGTCTTTTCTAAACCATTCGTATTGTATTGCTTGACCGATTTGAAGCCCGTATTCTAAAGAAGCTTTATCCTCGTCAGATGCAAATTGATCAGGAAAGTTTATATAAGGAATGTTAATATTAACTTCTTTCATCTAATAAGCTGACTTATTGTTCCACTATTATTATATCTTGCAAAGTTAAGGTTTATTTTTGATTGTTTTTCAATTGGTAAATATACTGACTTTTGATTTGCCATAACCGCTAATCCTGAACTAATAGTAGCATCAAACTTAGTTCGATTACTTATATCGAATCTAGCCCATTCTTCTAGCGTTCTAGTAAAGTACATAGTGCCCATTTCATCACTAGGTCTATATGATCCTTCTAAATCTAATCCGACTTGTTTTTCTATGTATGATTC